TGACGGTAAGCAGATTGTATTGCGGCCGCTGTCGCCGCTGACGCGCGCCCAGGCGCAGGACGAGATTTTGCGCCATGACCGCTATATGGAAATGCTCATGGGGCGGCTTGGGCCGGAACAGGCGGCGCTGGTGGTCAAGGGCGACGAATACGCCGAATGGCTTGCCGACAAGATGGGCATCAATCCGAACATCGTGCGCACGCGCGTTGAGCGCGACCAGTTGGCACAGGCGATTGCCGCGATGGCGGCACAGGCGCAGGGCGCCGGGGCGGCCGCGTGACCGAAAGCGCGAAAACACAGAAAGAGGCGCAGAAGAAAGCGGCAATCGAGGCTGCCGAGCGCGAGGCTGAAATCGACAGCATTTTCTGTGCCGTGTTCAAGGGCGCCTCCGGTGAGAAGGCGCTTAACTATCTCAAGAACATGACGCTGAACCGGGTATTGCCGGCGTCAGCAACGGATTCGGAACTCCGTCAGCGCGAGGGGCAACGTGAAATTGTAGCCCATATCATCAGGAGAGTTGAAAATGGCCGAAACAGGCAGTGAAGCGGAAGCAACGGAAAACGGCAACGGCGGCGGTGATGAAACCGGCGGTGGCGGTGGTGGCGAGGAAGTCACCCAGCGCCCGGATTGGGCGCCCAAAGACTTTTGGGACGGCGAAAAAGGCGAACTGAAAGTCGAAGATCTGGCGAAGGCGCACACCGAACTCGGGCAGCGCTTTGCCAAGGGCAAGAAAGCCTTCGAGGATTCGGTGAAGGATGACGTGCGGGCCGCCCTGGCCGACGAAATGAAGCCGGAAATCGAAAAGTCGATCCGCGCGGAAATCTCGGCCAAGGCTCCGAAGTCGCCGAACGACTATACGGTGGAAGTCGCCGACGACAGCCCGATGAAGGAAGCGCTCGACAAGGCGGGGCTGGTGCTGCTCACGGAACAGCCCGGCGACGACTTCGTGCGCGAGGACGGCAAGGAATACATGGTGGTCGACGGGACGCACCCGCTGCTGCCGGTGGCCCGCAAGGTGGCCCATGAAGCCGGATACGACAATGACCAGTTTGTCGGTCTGCTGATGGAATACGCCGCCGCCGAGATTTCCATGCGCCCGACGCAGGAAGCGCTCGATGCCGTCATGGCGAAAACCTATGAAGCGCTGGGCGAGCACGGCAAGGATCGGGTCGATTACGCCCGTGGCCGGCTGGTCGGGATCGTCGGCGAGGAAGGTGCGGCGCTGATGTGGCCGCAGGATGCCACGCCGTCGGCGAAAGGTGTTGAAGCGATTGAGCGGCTGTTGGAAAAGGCGGGCGAGCCCGGCTTTAACGCGGGCGTGCATGCGGTTGGTGCCAAGAGTGCCGACGAATTGCTGGGCGAGGCCGCGAAACTGCAGGAGTCGCAGGAATACTTCAATGGCGACAAGAAAACGCGGGACCGCGTGAACGCCATTTATCAGCGGGTTTACGGCAGCGACGCCGCCTGATCGGCCGCAACTCCCCTCTGTGCGGTGAAGGAATTTCGGGGCTGCCTTACGGTGGCCCCGATTTCGTTTCGCGCTAAGCCCGGAACGTAGCCACCCGGCCCAAGGCCCGCCAATACCGGCCCGCAAGGACACCCGGTAAAAGCCCGCCCAGGACACCCGGAAACGGCGACGCAAAGGACACCCGAACGCGGACAGCAACAACAACTGTCAATTCGCAAAGGGTAAACACATGTCCTCGATCGATAGCGCTTTTATCAAGCAGTACGAAAAAGATGTCCATGTCGCCTATCAGCGCATGGGTTCGCTTCTCCGCAACACGGTCCGCGTGAAAACCGGCATCGTCGGTGAATCCACCACGTTCCAGAAAGTCGGCACGGGTACGGCCGCGCAGAAAACGCGCAACGGCAAGGTCCCGGTGATGAACATCGACCACACTCCGGTCGAATGCACGCTGGCCGACTACTACGCCGGCGATTACGTCGACAAGCTCGACGAACTGAAAAAGAATTACGAGGAACAGGGCGTGCTGGTACAGGCCGGTGCGTCGGCGCTGGGCCGCAAGACGGACGAACTGATCATTGCCGCGCTGGACGGTGCGACGACGTATCAGGACACCGCGAACCTGTCCGCGCTCACGGCGGCTGCCGGTGGCGCGTACTTCTCGGACCTGGTTACCACCATGGGCGCACGCGATGTTCGCCCGATGCGCGGCAACATGTTCGGCGTGGTGTCGTGGCAGGTCTGGAACAAAATGCTCGGCATCGAGGAATTCAAGAATTCCCGGTATGTCGGCGATGATCTGCCGTGGGTCAAGGAACTCGGCGAGGCCCGTTACTGGCTCGGCGCGATCTGGTTCCCGCATTCGGGCCTCACGATTTCGTCGAACGTCCGCAAGTGCTTCGTCTATGACCGCCGCGCCATTGGCCACGCGGTCGGTGCCGACGTGACGACGGATATCACCTGGCAGGGTGATTACGCTGCGCACTTCGTCAACAACATGATGTCGCAGGGTTCGTGCCTGATCGACACCATCGGCGTGCAGCAATTCCTCGTCACCGAAAACGCGTAACGGCGAAACCAGAGAACAGGAAAGGAAATTCTCATGTCTCTCGATCTCAATGCTCTCGTGGTCTTTGCCCAGGTTCCCGGCTCGACGGCCGGCACCTACCGCGCAATGGCCTCGTATTCGACCGACGATACGGCGGGCGGCGTCGAAACGGCGGGTTACTTCAATAACGCCGCTGCGATGCTTCCCGCGGGTTCGCAGATCTTTGTCGCCGGCGATCTGGACGGCACGCCGTTCCAGAAGCAGTATGTCGTCGCCAGCAACGACGGCTCGACGGTTGCGATCACGCCGCAAGCCAATATCACGTTCAACGAACAGGTGGTCATCAATACGACCATCGACCTGACGAACGGTTCGTCCGGTCACGTTCCGATGCCGATTGCCGGCACCATCGACAAGATCTACACCGTGCTCAAGGGCGGCGCCGTAACCACGAACAATGCCACCTGCACGTTCAAGATCGGCACCACGGCGATTACCGATGGTGTCGTGACGGTCACTGCGTCGGGTTCGGCCATTGGCGATGTTGACGTTGCAACGCCGTCGGCGGCGAATACCGTTGCGGCGGGTGATTACGTGCAGTGCACGGTGTCGAACACGCCGGGCGGCTCGCGTACCGCCGAAGTGACGCTGCTGATTTCGCCGACCTGATCGGCGCTATCAACTCTCTGAGCGAGGCCCGTGCCGGAAATCGGTGCGGGCCTTTCTCTGTGCGGTGAGCGGCGCGGACGGGCGTGCGATAACCGCGCCATGACAAAGGAAACCCCCACGGTCATCCTTGACGATCTCAAGGAAGAATTTCGCGGCACGTCGATTTCGATCTGGTCATACCGGACGAAGCACGGCGCCGACGATCTTTTGAAATCCGCTTACTGGCAATTGGCGGCAAGCCGTTTCAGTTTCGGCGACCGCATCATGGTTGATTGTACCGGCGGGACCAGCAACGCGCATTACACGCTTGTCGTTACGCAAAAAGGCAAGACGATCAAGGTTTGCGCCGAGGCCCCGCCCTCTGTGCGGTGAAGGCTTTCCATTAACCCGTCATGTTTGCCGCCTGTAACGGGCTTAACCAGAGGCGGCAATGGCGATTACCAAATTCGATCTTTGCAATCGGGCGCTGCTGCGGGTCGGCGGTAATTTCATTACGGCATTCGATGCAAGCACCGTCGAGGCCGTCGCCGCCGAACAGGAATACGACGGTGCCGTGGATTATCTTCTGTCGCTGCACCGGTGGCGCTTTGCCTCGCAACAGTTTTCCCCGACGCGCCTGACGGCCACGCCAACGGACGAATATGACTATTACTGGCAGGTGCCGGCGGCGACGATCACGGTTCATGCCGCGAAGCGCGCGGGCAAGCCGGTCAAGTTCGACCGGTATGAGGACAAGCTGGCGTGCAACGTCGACGATGGGCTGGTGATCGACCACACGATCCGCGTTTCCGAAGATAAGTTTCCGCCGCATTTCCAGATGCTTGTTGTCGACTGGCTACAGGCGGTTTTCGAGGGCAACGTACGCCGCGACAAGGTGGCCGCCCGCGAAAAAATGAAATACGTCGAGGACGTTTCGATTCCGCGCGCCAAAAATATCGACAGCCAGCAACAGACCTCGCGCAAATTCACGACGACGCCTCGCCTTATCGCCATTCGAGGG